AAGGTTGAAGATTCTGCTGCTTCTGTCATGACGATTGAAGCAAAGAGTGCAGATGATTCAGTCAGCGGAGGCAGTTCTATCTGGAACTCGAAGCCTCTTGGAAGAATTTTGTTCAGACCTATTCCGTAATACTAATCTAAACTGCCCCTCTCTGTAAAAGGGGAGGGGCAGTAAGAATCAAAAATATCAGGAGGGCAATTTTATGAAAGAAGACGATATGAGCAAATTGAATCCGTTAATCAGGAAAGTTGAGATAGGAACAAGGAAATTGAAGGAAGTAGAGATTTATCCATTATCTCTAGCAAATCAGCTTGAGATGTCTCAGTTGTTTGTAAAGGCGATTCAGGACATCCTTTCTGAAAGCCCTAACAATAATTTTGAAATTGCAAATGCAGTCAGGAAAGCAATTTCAGACAATATTGGTAAAGTTCTTTCCTTGATTACCGATGAAGGGGAGAAACTTTTGAGTGATATTACAAATACTCAAGCAGTTGAAATTGCTGAGATTGTGTATGATTCTAACTATGGAATCCTTGAAAAAAAAGTGAGAAGCCTGGTCGAAAAGATCAGGCAGACTTTTCATTTGGAGCCGTCGTTACCTGCATCCTCCGACAGTACCCACAATACCGACTTGAAGATTTCTTCAGACGAAGATATAAAGAAGGAGGACTCACCCTTGGACAAATAGTGGTAATGTACGAACATTATCAAAAGGAAGAAATAGACAGATATAAAATAAAAGCAGCAATGCTCGGTGCAAAATTTGAAGAGGAAGAAAAGAAGAAAGAAGATGATTTCGTTTTCAAAGATCCAAAAGAATATGAAGGTTTGTCTGTTAAAGAACGCAAGGATTTGACTGAGAGGATGATGGGGAAACATAAGCAGTGGGCAGGGAAGGTGCGTAAATGAAAAGCCAGCTTGATCTAGGTGTTCTCTTCACCGGGAAACTTGACGCTTCCTTTGATGCTAATATCAAAAGGATTCAGAATGCCTTGGGTTCTTTGCAGGGAACTACAGCAAAAGTAACTCAGCAGAATACAAAACAAGCTGCTTCTTGGAACTTTGCATCAAAATCTTTGCAGGGGTACATCAAAGATGTTGAAAAGTTTCTTGCTATTCAAGCAAGATGGTACGGAGCTAAGGCAGTTCTTTTTGCAGCAGTAGATGTTCCAATGAAGATGCTGAAGTCGGGTATTGATCAGTTACTTAAAGTCGATTCTGCTTTTGCGAAACTCAAAAGATATGATGCAATGATGGGGGATTTCAGTCAATCTTCTAAAGAAGCTGCTGAATCTGTCATTGAATTAGCAAGGGCTTTGAATCTTAAATACCCTATTCCTTTTGATGATATTATCAAATCTGCTGATAGATTAAGAGCGGCAGGTGTTGAAATAACTACAGTTAGAGGAATTCTTGAAGAATTTGTTCGTTTTCAGACTGCATGGCCTGAAGTTGAAATGGAAAAGTTCACAAATGCAGTTGTTGGTATGATGAATACCTTCAGGAAAACAACCGGATTGAAAGAACTTGCAAATGATGCTGAGAGATACAAAGCAATCCTCGACAAGTTGACTGTTGCTCTTGGTATAGGAGTTATCGCCCCTAAAGATGTCAATCTTGTCATGCAGCATTTTGGTCAGATGGCGCAAAGTATAGGATTGTCTGTTGATCAGATGATGGCAATGTCTGTTCTTGTCACAAATCTCGGTGCAAAGGCCGGTCCTGCTGCTAGAGCATTAGCCGGTGTTGCTACAAGTCTTGTACAACCTGATAAGCTTGCTCTTTTGCAAAAGGTAGGTATTCAAATTGACAAAAATATTCCTTTAGGAAAGCAATTTGTAACAATCCTTGAAAAGATTAGAAACATTGTTGGTACGGGAGAAAGCGGATTGTCTGTAGGAGCATCTTCTTTTCTTGGTCAATTAGTTCCTGTAGAAAGACAAAAAGCATTTCTCGCTGTTTTGCGAGATTTAGATATATACAATGAGTTGGTAAAAGAAATAAGCAAGTCTCAGGATGCAAATAAAAATGCATCTGATGAGATGAATAAAACTCTTGAGAATCAAATTGAATTGTTCAAAAAATGGGTAGCAGAAGTTTCAATGCTTCCTATGAATGCTACTGCTGCTGGTAATGCTATTTGGTTTTTAATAGGTATTGTCAAGCTTGCAGGAGCAGTATTGATAGGATGGACAACAATTATCAAGAGTGTTTGGTTAGCTATCAAATACCTTACCGTAAATTTATACGTCCTTTCTGAAGCATTGATGGATATTTTTAGACTTGATTTCAAAGGTGCTGCTCAGAGATTTGTCGATGCTTGGAGATGGGGTGTTGAGGAAAACAACAAAATACTTGAGCAACATAATAAAGATTGGGCAAGACTGACAGGAGAAACATTTACCATTGCCCCTGAATTGAAAGTAGGGAAAAAGGATTTGGGCGGTCCTTTGCCCTCCCCTACTATTCCCGGTACAGAAAAATATCCTTCTCTTATTGCTTCAGAGAAAACTTATCTGAATCAGCGTCTTGCTATATACACATCTCATGCAAAAACATTTACCAATCAGTTGAAAAATCTCTATAGCAACAATCTGATAGATGAAGATTACTATAATAAAATGACTGTTTGGAATGCAGAGGATACATACCAAAAGAAATTGGAGATCATCAATCAGCAAAGAAATGAAGTCGAGGATTTATACAAAAAGGCGATTAAGGATGAAGGTTATGCAAAGGATGCTGAGAAGAGAAGAGCGATTGAGGAGCAGAGAAGAACTGACTTAGAAAAATTCAGAAGACAAGAGATAGAAGCTTTTGATGAAAAGGAAAGGACAATTGAAGACAATCGACATGATCGGGTTGTTAAATATATAGAGAGAGAAAAGAATCTGAGGGAGAGTAATTATGCTCTTCGGATTGTTGCTATAAACAAGGAAAAGGAATTACAGGCAGCAAGTATTACTGAACAACAAAAGGATACAGAATGGTTGTATGAAAATAAGAGGATGAATGTTCGTGAATACTATTCCTCTTTGCTCTCTTATTTAGAAGACAATAAAAGAGCAGAAAGAAAAGCACTTGACGATACCTTTGCAGCGTTCTTAAATAAGAATGTGTTAGAAGAAATCAACGCAAAGGAAAACAAAGACGAAAAGGCAAAGATTCAGCAGGAGTTTGCCCTTGAAACAGAAAATTATTTGAGGAACGTACAGAATTTAGAAATTTCTACAAATGCACAAATAACTGAGCTTTACAGAAAACGTGCAAGGGATATTGAATATATTTATGGTAAATCAGGAGTAACAGGTGTTTTGAAAAAGTTTCTTGATGACATAACTTATGATTTTGAATCATACGGACAAAGATGGACAAGCGTGTTTGAAGGTATCGCTTCAGGAATGTCTCAAACCTTTGAAGATGCTTTCTTTGATGTAATGGAATTGAATTTGAAAAGTCTGAATGACTATTTCACTTCATTTCTTACGTCTGTCAGAAGGTCATTAGCGAAGTTTCTTGCAGATGAAGTTGTCATGCATTTCCTCAAAGCATTTGGTGCAAGTTACTTTGGTATGGGAGGGGGAGGAGCTACAGCAACTGGAACAACAGGTTACGGTTCTTCTGCAAATGCTGCTGTTTATAGTAATTACTCAGTAGGAGGAGTTTTCTCGCAAAGATTGCATAGAGGAACAGCACATCCCGGTGCAACATCTGTTCCTTCATGGTTGTTTGATTTTGCTCCTAGACTTCATTCAGGTCTGAGGCCAGGTGAATTTCCTGCAATTCTTGAAAACGGAGAAACTGTAACTCCTAGAGGAGGATCAAACGTAGAAGTCAATGTCTTCAATCAGACAGGAAAACAGGTTGATGTAAATAAGAAGGTTGAATTTGATGCAGGTAAAATGGTAATAGGAATTGTTTTGAAAGATGTTGAGACAGGCGGACCTTTAAGCGGTTTATTCAGGGGGAGAAAATAATGCCTACTTTTCCTACTCTCTCAAGTTTCAAGTTGACTGAAGAAGTTCTAGATTCTTGGGAAGAAGGGATTGTTATTGATCCTACTCTCAAGAATGACAGTGAAGGGGGGTATACAATAACAAGGAGTAGGTTCACAAGACTAAGGAAATGGTTTTCCTATGAGTTTCCTTACTACACAAGTGCAGACAAGGCTACACTGCAAACCTTTATCGATTCAACAGTCGTAATAGGAACTACTTCTTTTACATGGACAAATCCTTTGAACAGCACAAATTATACTGTAAGATTTGCAGAAAGACCGGATATCAAACCAAATAAAGGGACATCCTATTACAAGATCAAGATTAAGGTTGAAGAAGTATGAAAACGCTTCCTGCTGCGATAATTTTAGAGAAAAACAAAATCGCTACGAAGTCAGCATGGTTGATCCTTGCTGAGATTACGTTCAATGACATTTCTTCAACAGTTGTCCGCCTTGCAAGAAATAATGAGGATGTGACATTTGAAAGCAATACCTATACAGCATTTCCTTTTGAGATAGACACAATCAATTTCGAGAAGGGGAAAATCCCTTCGATTGTTTTCAAAGTCAGCAATATTACAAGATTGATTCAGACCTATCTTGAAAGTACAAATGGTGCAGTAGGTTCTACTGTTCGATTGATTGTTGTTAATTCGGATAATCTTGCAGCAGATTTATCTGATTTAGAATTAACTTATGAGGTTGTTGATTCTTCTGCTGATGTTCAGTGGATTTCCTTGACGTTAGGAATGCCCTCTCCTTTTAACAAGAGATTTCCCTTATATAAATATGTTGCAAATCATTGCAATTGGGTTGCTCAGTTCAAGGGTGTTGAGTGTCAATATGCAGGAGCAGAAACGACATGCAACGGAACACTTACGAGATGCAGGGAATTGAGCAATTCTGAACATTTTGGAGGATTTATCGGATTAGGAAAAGGAGGAATCAAGTTTGTTTGATTATTCTTCCTTAGTAGGTGTTCCTTATATGAAGAACGGTAGGGACATAAGCAAGGGGGTAGATTGTTTAGGTCTTTGCATTGAATACTATAAGAGGAAAGGGATTGACAATTTCCCTGATTTCTCTGCTCCTAATGAAAGAGAAGCGATACATGAATTGATGATGCAAGGAAAGGATTTGTTTGAGGAGCTAGATAAACCGGAAGAAGGATGTATCATAGCTCTAAGTATTCGTCCTCCTTTTGTGTCTCATATAGGAATTATGATTGATAACAACAGGTTTGTTCATACTCTTACAGGCAAGAGAAGCGTGATTGCAAAAATAAACGATATCTTCTGGTCTAAAAGGATAAGAGGATTTTATAGATGGAAAAACTTGAAATCATAAGGTGTGAAAATCCATTTAATAGAAGAGATCGAAAGACTTCTACAAAGCCTTTTCATTATGGAATGTCTTTGCTTGATATATACTGTGAAGAAGTTCCTTCTGCTTTAGAAGTGACAATTTCTTTGAACGGTAAAGCTGTTCCTTCTTATTTGTGGGATAAAACAATTCTGAAGAAAGGCGATCAAATCCTCATTGTTCCTGAAGTAGGCGATAATGACATGCTCGGAACAGTATTAATGATCGCTGTTGCAGTAGTAGTTGTTTATGCTTCATATGGTGTAGGTTCTTATTTAGGGGCAGGGGGATTAGGATTAACAGGAGGAGCATATAATCTTGCAATGGCAGGATATTTTGCTTCTGCCATGTTTATAGGGGGAGTCCTTGTCAATGCCCTTGTTGGTTCTCCTTCTATCGATTTAGGTTCGTTGCAATCAGAGTCTCAGTCTTCCGTTTATAAATGGAATCCCACAACTACTCAAGAGCAGGGAGGCGTAATTCCTTTCTGTTATGGATTGCATAAGGTTTACGGAAATATTATAACAGGGTTCCTTGAGAATGAAGGAACTATAAATTATGTGAATGTTCTCATTGCTTTAGGCATGGGACCGGTAAATAGAATATATGATTTCAAAATCAATGATCAATTGGTAAAAGAAGAAGTATCAGGAAAAGAAGCAACTAATTTTAATGGTACTGTTATAGAAGTTAGATACGGTACAGTTGATCAAACGATAATTTCTAATTTTAACGATACGAAGGTAGAATTTTTGCCTTCTTCTAAAATACCTTATGGTTCATATTATACATATACAACAATCAATAATGATTTTGATGATCTTGAAATTGAGATAAATGCACCGAATGGTTTATATTATATAGCAGATAATGGTAGTTATTCTGCTCTTTCTGTAAATGTGACTGTAGAATACAAAAAACAAGGTGATTCAACATGGACTCATATTGCTCAACAAGGATTAACAACAGGAAATGTTTTTGATGGTTATAAAAATAGGTGGAGTAGAGGACAATGGCAACCTGTTTATTCTGATGGTGAGGATAGTTGTCGTGTAATTGATAATTTATGGTATGAAGTTGAAGTGGGAAATACTGATCCTACTTCTCATTATGAAGGAGAAGTATCAAATAATAATACTTTTTGGAGATGGATTAATGCTCCTGTTTATGTTGCAATAACAACTGTTGTTGATTATTTTACTATGACAGGTAATGGTTCTAATGAAATTACCAAAATATTTAAAGCACAAGGATTAAGTCACGGTACTTATGATATTCGTGTTACTAGATTATCTGAAGATATTACAAATTCAAGATATCAAGACGATGTATATTTTTCTATTCTACGAGAAGTTTATAAGGATGATTTTAGTTATCCAAGAATTGCTCTAGTAGGAATCAAGTCCCTTGCTACTGAAAACATATCAGGTTCTTTTAAATTTTCTTGTATGCTTGAGGGTAGAAAAATAAGGGTTTATAACAGCGGTACTGCTACATGGAGTGTAGCATATAATAATAATCCTGCATGGGTTTGTTATGATATTTTAACTCAACCTGTTTATGCTGCTGATGGTTCTATTAGCAGATATGATGGATATGATCCTGTCTATTTAGATACAGCTTCTTTTTCTGAATGGGCTGATTGGTGTGATGAATTAGTAGCTGATGGAACAGGATTGACTGAGAAAAGAATTACATTTAACGGTGTATTTGATACATCGAATGAGAGCATGTGGGAAGCTGCTATCAAAGTATGCAGCACAGCAAGGGCTTCTCTAATTTGGAACGGAAACATTATTACTGTTGTAATTGATAAGGCGGGAACAGAAGTACAATTATTTACTATAGGCAACATAGGAATTGATTCTTTCAAGGAAACTTTTCTTTCTACTGAAGATAGGGCAGGATCGATAGAGGTTGAATTTACTAACGCTACAAATGATTATGAAAAGGATGTTTATACTCTTGTTGATTCAAATGCAGGGAATGCAGACAATAAAGTGTCTATTTCCTTGATAGGATGCACAAAACCTTCTGAAGCATGGAGAGCAGCAAAATACCGTGCTTTATGTAATCAATATCTTCTCAGATCGATAGAATTTGATGTTGATATAGATGCTATTGCTTGTTCAGTGGGGGATATTGTCAGGGTACAACACGACGTTCCTCAGTGGGGTTATGGAGGAAGAGTTGTTTCTGCTACAACTGATTCTGTAACGATAGATCAAACGGTAACGATTGCAGCAGGTTCTTCCTATGAAATCGTTGTCCGTTTGAGCGATGATACAGTTGTTGAACGGACTGTTACAAATGCTGCTGGAGATCATACGGTTTTGACAGTATCTACACCTTTTGATACTGCTCCTGCTCAATTTGATGTGTATGCTTTTGGTGTTGTTGATGTTTCATATAAACCTTATAGAATAGTAGGAATGAGGAGGAAGACTGATCTTATCATAGGTATTCAGGCAGTAGAGTACAATTCTAATATTTATACAGTTGATTCTGCTACTCCTGCTCTGCCTGTGTCAAATTACTCCGCATTGACTCCTTTTGTGTCAATAACGAATCTAAATGTTTTCTATGAAATATTTACAAACGATTCAGAATCCCTTGATGTAAAAGTAACTGCGACGTGGAGTGTCGGGACAAATACTGTTTATAGCGGTGCAAAAGTTTATCTGAGGGAATTGTTAGCTGACGGAACATATTCAGGATGGGTTTTTAAGGGAGAAACAAAATCAAAAGATTATTCAATAAATGGATTGAAATTAGGAACTACTTATGAAGTAGGAGTAGTCGGTATAAATTTTACAGGTGTTGTTACTCCCTTCTCAGGGCTTGTGAGAAAGGCTGTTATTACAAATGATGCCCCTGCTTTCTATTCTAATTCCCTGCAAAGAAGGGTTACAGGATTGCAGTTGTTTAATAATCCTAATGAAAGTAGTTTTACAGGGAAGGATTGCAAAGTAGAATGGAATGCAATGTCTGCAATCGACTTTAATACAGAAGCAGGAGGAACAGCAGGTAGCATTTCTCCTAATGTGTGGTTAAAAGATTATGAAGTAAGAGTATATAGTTCCGGTACTTTGAGAAGGACAGAATATGTCCTTGACACTTTTTATACATACACTTACGATAAGAATTATGAAGATGGAGCAGGTGTTCCTGTTGCGAGTCTTACAATAGGAGTTCTTGCTAGAAGCAAAACAGGGAAGGTTTCTTTGACAGAGAATAAATTAACAGTGACAAACCCTGCTCCGTCTGCTGTAACAAATTTGACTGCTACTCCTGTTGTAGGGGGAGTCGTTTTTGAATGGGATAAGAATGTTGAAGAAGATTTTCAATGCTACTATATAAGGACAAAGGTTTCAACAGGGAGTTATAGTAGTTGGTTCAAAATCACTGACAATAAATATACAAGGGTTTTGACTAGCGCAGAAATTGTATTGTATGGAACAAACGCAACGATTTATATAGAAGTAGAAGCACTTGATTTGTTCAATCAGGCTTCTGCTGCTGCTTCAGCAAATGATGAGGCAAATACAGTCAGTGACAATATCTTTCAGTTAATAGGAAGCAAGACAGGCGGAACAGGAAATGTGTCTGATTTGTATGATGGTACAAGAACTAGTGGAGGAGTAACCTTCTAATGGCGTGGATCCATGTGGAGTACCAATACCCCGTCTCTCATCTGTTTGCAAAGGAATTGATTTGGGCAGACGGAAATTTAAATGTATATTTTGGGTTCAAACTACTTGACGGAGATGATTGGACGTTTTATGCAGGGAACGCTTCTCATGCTTTAGAGGCAGGGAATCTTCTTACTTCTTACGGAACATCTGAAGCTCAAGCTCAGGCAAATTATCTGACAACAACAAAGGATGATACTAATAAAATCCTTGCACTTCTTCCTGCTAATTTTCAAGCAAAATATGCTCGTCTTTACGTAGAATCAGGTTCAGGGATTACTGTTCATGAATGGACTCCTTCTACTTATTTTACAGCACATGAGATTGTTTCTGGTACATTAGAAATTACTGATCAATTAGCTGCTGCGCCTTTGATTAAAGTAGTCAAATCCTCAGTTGATCGATTGAAGATAGGGAACTTCTCAGAGGAAACATATGGTATTGCAGGATATGATGATTCAGGAAATAAAATATTTGAGCTTTCTAATGAAGAAAACAAAATAGGCGGATTAGACATTGAGGATGATAAGCTGATTATTTCAGGGGAAATAATCATTGATGCTACAGAAGAAGAAATAAGGACAACTGATTTTTCGTCGGGTGTATTTGGTAAAGGATGGAGAATTAATAAAACAGGAGCAGAGTTTCAAAATATTACAGCAAGAGGGAAACTGTCTTGCTCTGTATTTGAAAAGAAATCTTATTCTGCTGTAGGAGGAAATTTACTCATTACTGAAGCTGATGTTCTTGCAGCAGACATGGATAAAGCAGCGGGAACATTAACTATTTCAGGAACATCGACTTTTGATTCAGGGGAAATACTTAGGATTAAAAACGGATTAGATGATGAATGGATTGAAGTAACTGATGTTTCTGGTGCACCAACATATAATGTTATTAGAGATTTAGCAAGTTCTTATCCTTCAGGGGAGAAACCTCAATGGAAAACAGGAACAGCAGTTGTCAGTACAGCAATCTCAGGTGAAGGATTTATTGTTGCGGAAGCGTCAGATCATACAAAGATTTCTGTGTTCAGAAGAAACTCTTCTATTTGGAATGATTATGCCGAAGTAATTCGTATAGGGAATTTGAAGGATTATTTTGATTATCTTAATGAGATTTATGGTTTGGGCATAGGAGATGATAACTCCTATTTGAAATATGATCCTTCTTACGGATTAAGAATCAAAGGTGATATTAATTCTTCTAATATTATAGGAACAACAATAACAGGAGGGGAAATTAATACCGCTGCAACAGGCAGAAGAATACAAATAACATCTGACGGCATTGCTCTAATGACAGGAGCAGCTTCAGGAGGATCATACGGGGAGTTTAAATACGGAGAAGCTGTTTATGGATCAGGAATAGTAGCATGGATCAATAATATATCAAAAAAGGTTCCTTTTTATATCAACGAAGAAACAGAAAATGCAGATTTTCATTTCTATAATAGAACATCTGATCCTACAGGGGCAGCAGAAATAGGAGATGTTTGTGTCAATTCTGCCATATTGAAAATATGCACAGGAGATGGTACTCCCGGTACTTGGCAATATGTAGATAGATGCAGAGAAGTAATGACAGCAACAGATGATATGGTTTATGCTTCTGCTGCAAATACCCCTGCAAGATTAGCTGTTGCTGCAAATAGGATTATTGGGAAGAAAGATTCGGGAAATGTTGCCGCTTTGACAGGAGCAGAGGTCTGGGCTCTTCTGAATCAGGAGGTCGCCCTTACAGATTATTCTGATACCACAACAGTAACAGGATTTTCGGCCTTCACCACAAAAAATGTAAAATACTACAGAATAGGCAAATTAGTTTTTGTGATCTTTGTTATATCGGGAACGAGCAATGCCACAACGTTTTCTTTTACTGTTCCATACACGGCTGCTTCTTCTGGAGGATTCGCAGCTGGGTCCATGGTAGTATTGGAAGACAATGATGTTTACCCTGCTGTTCCTGGGAGAATTTATATATCTCAAAATACAAGTACTGTTTATGCAAACAAAACAATAGACAGTGGAGCATTTACATCCTCTGGTGAAAAAAGAGTAGATGGAAGCATTGTTTATGTGACATCAGACTAAGGAGCATAGTTTTATGGAATCCTATAGAATAATGAATGACAAGTGGGGCCATATTCAAAGAGTTTCCGACCTGGCCCTGATCTCGCCGAGCATGGATAATCCCGACTATGTCCAGTTCCTCAAGGACCAGGAAACTGGCGCGGAGGTTCTCCCGTTCGACTACGAGGCAGAGGCGAAGCGACAAGAGGAAGAGAACAAGAAAAACTATGGCGTCTTTCGCGCCAGAGAATACCCGCCCATTGCAGATTATCTCGATGGTATCGTGAAGGGTGACCAGAAGCAGATCGACAAATACATTGCTGACTGTCTTGCAGTTAAAGCAAAATATCCTAAACCGTAAGGAGTATGATATGCAAGAGTTAAAGATAATTCTTACAGATGAAGATGAGATTGCATTGCTTGATGAGATTGCATTGCAAAATAAAAAATCATCTTTAGATTATGTAACAGAAATGGTTAGAAGTTTTCTTCAGTCTCAACTAAAAGGAAGATATTTAAAAGAAATTCAGAAACTCGATGTTCAGGGAATAAAGACATTGACAGGAACTACATATAAAGGCATTATAAAAAAAGCAAAAGGGAGGGAGGTTTGAGAAATGGGACTCTCTAATTATCCTACTTCGTTAGATAGTTGGACAAATAAAGTAGATTCTTCTGACGATGTTCTTGCTGCTCATATAAATAAACTTCAGGATGCTATATACGGTCTTGAAGTAAAGGTAGGGGCCGATTCTTCTGGAACAGCAACAAGTTTAGATTATCTTGTTAAAAACGCTTCTAGTTCAAATCCTGGTCACAAACATACTTTAGCTCAAGGGGCTACTGATGTTACTTCTTCTGCTGCTGAATTGAATTATCTTGATGGTTCATCTGCCGGAGTTGCTGTAGCAAATAAAGCTCTTGTTCTTGGTGCATCAAAAAATGTAGACCAGTTGACAATTACTACAATGACAGGGAATGTTGTGGGAAATGTCACTGGTAACTGTTCAGGTTCTTCAGGATCGTGCACCGGAAATGCAGCTACAGCTACTACAGCTAGTTCTGTCGGAAATGCTTCAATTTCTCAAGCGAAGCTCAAGACTTCCACTGGCGAGGTCTATTCAAGCGATATGCCAGCCGTGAGGCAAAATCTGACATTGCCCGGGGGGGAATACGGTTTCTTTCCGCAGTTCAAGTTGGTGAATAAAAATGTCCATGAGATGACAGGATCGTGGGATGGACCGCAGCTCGTAACAACATCTTCAACGAGCTATGCGACTTTAATTTCTGCATCGATAACCGCAGCAGCGGGGCCCTATTATGTTTATGTAAAACAAAGATATGTAACTTCCTCCGGAGAGGTATTTTGGGTGTTCTTGCTAAGAGAGAAGGGGACGAAAAAGATAATATCTGGATGGGCATCGCCGGACCACCCATGCATGGGAAACGGCGGCAAGCCCATGCTTATGCCACATCCCTTTCCAGGTGTTGATCTCACCAAGCATGAAATCGTTGTCGTTAACCCCGACGATTCACAGATCCGCGAATTGCAGGCGGCAGCGACAGTGAACGACGAAACGAAACCAGACAAGAGCCTGCTGCAAGTCCTTGTGGAACAGTATGAGATCAATGAAAAGGGCGGCTCGCCGGATTGGCCGAAGGGCGCTGTGACTGTTGGTCTTCCGCCGGGAGCAGATTGGAGATGGATTGCTGACGGATCTCCGACCGTTCCCATAAAAAAGGTCATTCCCAAGCCTGAGTATTTAATAACACGAACACTCAGGCGCAAGGGATTGAAGGAGATTTAATGAGACAGCAGATAAGACAAATATTCTCTGTAAGAATAGATTTTTTTAGGTATAAATTTGTCTTGTGTCCCCGGTTTGCTATGGTTATCAAGCCGTTGTTGTTTTCCTTTAACAAGGATAAACGCTTGTGCATGCCATTCAAGGGAGCCGATAACAGGGCCAAAAGCAATGAATGCTTGATATCCTTTTTCATGAGCAGCAAAACAAGAAGCAGCAGCTTGATGGCGACAAACAGGGCGGATTTGGCTTGTACAACAACCTGCAATAAGAAAAACGGCAATTATTATGATAATAATTTTCTTCATACCTATATTATATCACAAAACAACAAAACCGTAAAAAATAAATTAGAAAGGAGGAATAACCCTTGCAGTATAAAACCGGCACCGTGAAAGTTGTCTCAGGAGAAGTTCTTGTAGAGGGAACAGGAACATCTTGGTCAGGGGAAATTATGCCCTCTGATCTATTTAAATTGAGGAATTCTACAGTCATATATGAAGTTGCTGCTGTCATTGACAATACACATCTGAATCTTTCAGGAATGTATCAGGGAGTCACAACTTCAGGGGAAATCTATTCGATTACAAGGGATTTTACAGACAATCTTCATTTGCCTGAAATCAATGCAGGAGATGTCGATTGGCCGGCTATGCTGACAAAGGCATTAAGAATCATTGATGCTCAGTTTAGTTAAGGAGAAAATATGAATGATTTTGGTGAACTTTTTAATAAGGAACATGAGGCATTTTGCAAACGTCCCTTATCGGGGGAAAAGATTGATGTGCTTGTTACTTTTCGATTGAGAGCATATGGTTCAGAAGAACAAAAGCAAGAGGAATACAAAAGGGATTGGCCTCAGTTTGCAGAGAAGGGGAATTGTCCTGCCGGTTTGTGCATTTCCTCTGATCCTATTGAAATATGGGTTGATATGAGGAAGGATGGTAAATTCAGTAAAAACATCATTCATAGAGCAGAATTAGCTCATGAGGTTCTTCATGCAATCAGGATAGAAATTGCGCGTCAGACAGGATTGCATTTAGAGGAAAATCCTGAAGGAGATGAAAACCCTTTGCTTAGTCCTGATCATTATACTGATATATAGGAGGGGATTATGGATGCTTTTGAATATGCTGTCAATCAAACTCTAAGTTTTGAAGGTATTTACTCAAACAATCCTGATGATAGAGGAGGGGAAACAAAGTACGGTATTACAAAAAGGGAGTTTGAAAGAGCTTTAGAAAAATGCATCATATCTGGTGTATCTGATATTAAAGATTTAACTGTTGTTCAGGCTAAAGCAATCTATAAAATCAATTACTGGTTTTCTATTCGATTGAATGAGGTAGATAGTTACCTTATCGCTTCTGAGATGTTTGATACAGCAGTAAACATGGGAACAGGAACAGCGGTTAAAATAGCTCAAGATGCTTTGAATTTCTTAGGAGAGAATCTTGAAGTTGATGGTAAGATTGGTCCTAATACGATAGAAGCAATAAATAAATGGTGTAAGAAGGATGAAAGGGCATTATTTGTTGCTTTGAACGGGGAACAGTATATTCGATATAAAAATAACTCACAAATGATGTTTCATAGAGGATGGACCAAACGAATTCAAAGCTATAAGGAGGTTTGAAAATGAGAGAAAATGCATTCTTGACAGTGAAAGACCTTGAAAATATTCCTCCAGAAATGCTTCCTATGCCCGTTCTTTCCGATAATCTGCGATCCTTCTTCTCTTGGGGGATCAAAGCACACACTGAAGGAAGTTACAATCATTTCATGTGGATGATTTATCCAGGTGTCCTTGCATCACAAAACACTTTGTTTCAGAAAGAACCCGTAGCTTCTTATGTTAAAAAATGCAGATTGAAATTGTGGTATTGTAAAACATGGACGGTCAATGATAGAATAAAAGTCATTAATGCTATTGAGCAAGAACTTGCACGACCTTGGTATAAAAGATGCTATGATTATTTTGCTATACTAGGTCAACTATTGTGGTGTGAGATGCAAATTCCAGGGTTTGATATTTGCTCGGATAAAGGAAAATTCATAAATATGGTTGATCCCTCTTATGATCTCAGCCACCCTGATCCCACACAAATTAATGTGTGGTTAGGGGAACACCCTGATAAATATGAAGTCTATGGTAGATATGTGCCTGATTAATATACTTGGGATTCGCCATTTATGTTCTTTACATTGATAACCTTGTCAGCAGAACCAATGATGTCAGGCAGATGGGATATGAGTATCACTTGAATTCCTAATCTGCCTGATATTTCTTTTATCATCTCAGAGCATTTTTCTTGTTTATCTTGAGAAATACACCGAAAAGGTTCGTCCAATAGAAATACATTCCTAGTTTTTTTCAAGGACCAGCAAGCAATTCTCAAAGCAAATGCAGCGATATCAGCAGGACCGCCCCCTCCTGCATTCAGGATATCATCTGTTTCATTCTCTCCTTTGACAAAAACTAAATCTGCTTCTGTCTTATTCCTTCTCAAGACAAACCGCAGTTTGAAGTCATAAGGATTCTCAGGGTAGACAGCTTTCAGCGCCATTGTAACAAGATTGCTGATATGCACTTCAATCTTCTTCTGAGTTTCCTCTGCTACAAGCTGCACAATCGATCTAGCCTTTTGAGTATCCTCTAACTTTTCTAGGTTGATCTTCTTTGCTTTCTTTGCAGCAGAAAGGTTTTCCTGTAGCATCTCCCTTTTTGCTAGTTCAGAAGTCAGTCTGTCCTTCATTCTTTTGAGTGTTTCTTTATTACCATTCATATTCTTCCTTTAGCTTGTCAAAGGATTTTTTGATTTCCTTTTCCAAATCATCTAGTGCCTTTCCGTTTTCCTTCAGTTTCTTCTCAGCTTCAGCGATTGTTTTTAAATTGAAATCTTTCTTCAACTGGTTTAATATTTCTTCTTTCCTTCCCTTTAGCTTAGAGACATTTTCCTTACTGTCATTGATCATCTCCTGAAGCTTAGTCAATTCCTTGAGAATCTGATCCATTCATTGCCTCCTCTATAATCATCATGATCTTTTTATCGACTTTGTTTTTCTTACCGTATTCCCTCAGATTGTCCTGAAAACTCAAACCCATATCCTTATGCTCATTCAATCCCTTTACAAACGCTTCTATTTTTTCATCATGCTCTTTATCTTCTTCAAGTTTCTTCAGATCGAATACAACTTTTGCAGGTTTGATCGGTATAAATACCTGCTTGTATTCTTTTGCCGTTGTATTGTAAAGAACAACGAAAGGTTTATGGTTTATCTGCGCCTTTGTCATTCTCATAACGCTACCACAGTTTATGAGAGTTCCCTTGTGAGAATCAATGATAAACCCTCTATGATTATCACCTGAAACAATCAGATCAAATCCTTTTCCTAACAAAGAATCAGCTAAAGTATAATCTGTCTGTCCTTCCCATAGCTTTTCCTTATTAGAAGGAATAATCATTCTGTGGATAATAAGGATATTGAAATAATCCTTGCTCTTTATCTTCGGTACATTCTGTCCCCAGTCTGCACCATATATATGAGTTTCCTCACAATCAAATGGTTCAGATGAAGCATGTTTGATTAATCCTGCGCTCAAAAGAACATTGAAAGGACTGTTCTTCAGATCAGTATGGTAACGAAGATCATGTTGTCCTGCAACTGCAAATACAGTTCTTCTATATTTACGGTACAAATCAATATATGTTGAAGTTAAATAATGAGAAGCTTTAGGTGAGTCAAACAAATCTCCGGCCTTCAATATAACAGCCTCATGTTCCTTTGCAAATTGAAAGATCCATTTTATCTTTTCATACTGAGTAAAAAAGAAATCATCGATTCGATTCTCAGGTCTTTGAAACCGAATATGTTCGTCTCCGACACAAAGGTAATTCATTGCATTTTACTCCCGCAGAGAGGACAAACCCCTGCTTTCTTCAGAAGGGCTTTATGCTTGTTTGTGAAAGATTCAAGTTCCTTTTCTTTCTCAGATAGGCGTTTTTCGATCCCCTTATAGTCTTCTACAAATGAATTTAACCCTTTCTGTTCATCTGCTAGGGAATTGCCCTTATCAAACATTTTCTTTATATTCATTACAGGGGATTCGATGTTTAACCATTCAGTTGTATCGTTCAATGACTGTTCATTCTTCTTATAGGCAGAAACGATAGATGAAAGTCTGTTTGTGAGTACCCTTTTTTTGCTGTAGCCTTCAATAATAGTAATAAGGGAACAAACCTTCTCCTCTAGGGCATCATCTATGCCTGTATTTTCTATTTCTTCATTTATTCTTATTAATTTCTCAATCAATGTTTTTAGTGAATTTGATTCCTTTTCAAGAGATTCCTGAGTATTTACAAGGGTTTCTAGTTTTTCTATCTCAGGTTTTATACCATCTAAATATGCTCTTTCAGCAATTTGAGTATCTAACTCATTGATTTTATGTTCATATTCAGAATCAGCGTTTCTCAGAGACAAAATTGAAGAATTTAATCGTCGGAATAATACATCTATGATGTCTAACCCTACAATTTCATTAAATTTCTTAGCAACTTCTCCTGGTGAATCTTGGAGTAAGAAGTATCTATCATGCTGACTTTGCAGGTTTATTTCTGATATTTTGGTAACATTTGTCACTTCTTCAGGCAAATCAGTTTTCAGAGCTTCTATTGTCTTTTCCTCAGTCTCATAGATATTCTTTCCTTTGTTTCTCTGCTTAATAATCCAATTTTCTCCGAAATCTATTCCTACAGTAACAGGTTCCCCTTTAGGGAAATCCCAATTCTTGAAAGCTTCTCCTAAAGGTCTATTTTGAAACACCCAAGCTAAGGCACGGAATATAGATGATTTTCCCGAATCATTAGATCCGATAACAACATTAACGCCTTTGTCAAATTGAATTGTTGTGCTTTTGTGGGATTGAAAACCTGTTATTTCGATTTCGTTAATCATGGTTTACAAACCTTTCCTACATCAATCAAATCTTCAGGAGAAGCCCATACAAGAAAAGAAGACAGGGGAACAATCGTCAATGATGTTTTTTTACCATTAGAAAGAGTAACGAAAAGAACGTGATATTTCTTTTCTGTAATACACATAGGTTCAGCTTTCATCCTTGTCTGTATAAAAACATTTGTACTCATAGCAATGCAAGGAGATTTCATAGGACGACGGAATATTAGAATAGGAATCCTTTTTGACTTCTTTGCATCTCTTTCAGCCTGTCTCCACATTTCTTCAAATACACAGATTTTTTGTTTTGAATCAATCAAGTCAAGAATGCACCAGTTTGTAATTCTTTCATTCCCTGATTTCTTCTTTGTCTTTCTGCTATATCCTGTTTTCAATTCAAAGTTGAAGACATCAAATAATTCCTTTACACAAGGATCAGAGAAAGTAAGATCGCCGTGCTGGTACTTTGTATCCTTGTCTGATTTTGCTCTTTGTGTAGCTCTGCCTCCTGAACCGTGAGTTCTCCAAATCAGATCATCCCTTTTGCCCTTTGAATACCAGAGAGAAAGCTCCTTCGCTATCTCTCTTTCAAAATTTCCGCCTTTCATTTATTCCTCCGTCCCTAAACATTGTCCTAAAGATTCCGCACATCGTAAACATCGATCACATAAATAATGATTAGGATGCTTGACAGGTCTGTTGCATCTTTTTTCAATACCGCTATGCAATCCGTCTTCAATAATATTTTGACATTTTCTGCGCTTGATAAGCACAGGTCTATCCTTTTTAAAATGCCCTGATTGTCCTTTACGCATGGTAGATAGACTCGTTTGTTTCTATTTTCTTCTTCAATTCATCATACTCTTTTTGCAAATTAGACTTCAGGACAGGATCAGTGATTTTCTCGATGATTTTTTCCATCTTTTTCATCGATTCTCTTAACGAAGATTCAAAGTCTTTTTGCATTTGTCTAGATACCCCCTTTCTAACATAGAGTTGAATCCGTATTTGTCACAAATTCTAATGAAATTTGTGAGTGAATACTTAAATTCTTTTGGTATAGCTAAAGGGAAAACAGGAGTTCCTTCAAGGGGCAGTCTTACCAAAGGAAGATTCTTTTCGATTGTGCTTTTACCAAAAGATGATTTGATCTTTTTATAAGCCTCTGTTTTATAATTCAGTTCCCCTCTGAGATATTTACAGGCTGTTATCTCTCCTATATTAGGCAAACCGGGAATGTTGTCTGTTGTGCATCCTGCGATTGCCTTTACCTGAATCCATTGAGCAGGAGTAATGTTGTATTCATTTTTGAAATCATTGATAGAATAAATCGTTTTATTATTACTTTTGTATAAAGACACTGAATCAGAAAGAAGCTGATAAAGATCAGTATCCCCTGAGACAATAATGAAATCGAATTTATGATTCTGCACCGTTGATGCAATGATGTCGTCTGCTTCAAATCCTTCAGCTTGAAAGCATTTGAATCCTAGATCAGGCAGAAGCGAATGTTTTAGAAGATTAAATTGCTTGTAGCATTGATCGTCAAAGAACTTTTCAGTTGGTACTTTGTCTTTTCTTCTATTTGCTTTGTATTCCGGAAACATGATTCTTCTGTTCGATTTTGAGGAATCCCAAAAAAAGAAAATTTTATTTGTATTCAATTCGTTTGAAATCTTGATGATCTGACGAAGGAAACCGAACATAACACCTGTCTGCATTCCTTCATAATTCAATTCCATCGCATGTTTAGCTTGGTGTGCGATTGCATTAGCGTCTACAAGTAAGATCGGAGTTTTCATTTTATTCCTTTTTGTGAGGGGCAGGGCTTTGTAAGATCCGCGAAGTTCTTACTCAGTAAAAGGCTCTCCCGAAAAGCCTCCCTGCCCCTTTCCTAGTGAAATTACTTCTTAGTAATCTTAGCGTCGTGTTTCTTGATTACATCCCAAATGGGGCCGATAACGCCCATCATAGGGACAATGAGCTTCGGGTACTTCTTCTTGTAAATCTCCCCAAGAGTGATATCCTTCAACTTACCAAAATCAACAAACGTCGTCGTATTTGCCATTATCTCCTCCCCTTTACCTTTCTTTGAATTTTAATTTGTTTTTGTATGTCTTCCCACAAATCGATTGTCTTTTCTCGCAACTCTTCTTCAAGATTGTTATCTTCAATATGGTTAATTGCTGCTTCAAGGGATACAAATTGTTTTGAGACTGCATCGTATTTTGTTTCATTAAGCATGTCTTTACAATATTGAAGATTCTGTCTGACATCATCAATACCGTAATTGAATACGATGCTGATAGGGGCTGTTTTGAAAGGAATATCGACAGAGCTTTTAACAATTGTGCAAATGCTATTTATTCCTACTACACTTGTTACCTCCTTTCCAGAACGTAATTTTACTTTCTTTTTGATCTTTCCCCCCGAAGGATCAGGTCCAAGTTGAATCCTCAAAGAGGCATAGAAAGGAACAGCCATACCGCCCGGTGTAACATAGCTATGTCCTTCCCCTTGTCTCACCTGATTAGAAAAAATTACAATCCAATTATTCTTTCTAATCAATCTGCAAACCTTTCTTAATCCTTCAGAGAATTCTTTTGCTCTGCGCTGCCCGCGCTTGTCTTCATCTTCCATTTCCATATTTGTAGAAAGAGCAGCAACAGAATCCCCTGCAAACACATTGATAACATCATTGTTTGCAGGTTTCCAACTTTGCATAGAAGAAATCAATTCAGTTACCGTGTCAGGTCTGCTGTAGTTGAAGAAATCCTTTTCGATAGTTACACCATAAATCTGAGTGTACTCTTGATCCAGTCTTGCTTCAGGATCAGTGAAATTGACCTCCCCTCCTCTCTTCTGTGCTGAACCACAGACTTCAGCAATGATTGCTGTGTTGTGACTGATGTACCCATTGCTTACAAAATTGTGTGTTTTGGGAATTGTAAAATCATATACCTTTACATTCTCATTTTTTCTCTTAACAGATACTATGCTTGAAAAGAAAAAATGATTGTTTTGAAACCACATACAAACATCAAACAGTTCTTTTACTTCAGGGATGTAAAGCAATTTTTGCAATTTAATAATAAAGTGTTTCAAGTAATCATAAGTCAATAGTTTATTGTTGTGGGAATGCAGCAAATGCCCAATTGAAAATCTAATTGCTTTTTTTTGATAGTGAATTAAACCATTTGAACTCCAAGAATATTTTTGTTTTATGTTTTCAAGTTTTGTGCATAAATACTCCTTTAAAAAAGGTATTCTGTCTCTGACATCCTTATGCTCTTTTTGCACACAATTTTTGTATTTTATAGAGTTGATGGATGTTAAAAGAGTATTTGTGTCTTTTCCACAAATAAACAAGGACCAATAAGTGTGGTTATATTCTTTTAAATATTTTGATTTTCTGCTAGAAATTATACCTAAATTCAGCAGCATCATTTGTACTTGTCTTGCGAGCACTTCTGATGCTGTTGAGTACTCAAGAGTGCCTTTATCTTCACACACATAAGAATCACAATCAAAAAGACCTTGTAAAAAACTAAGTTGTTGTTCTTTTGGGGACTCTAATATGCATTTTGGCACTTGTTTGTACCGCGCTGTAGATGCTTTTTCTAACAGTGACGAAAGGAGTCTTTTTACGTTTGCACCGCCTAATAGAGCAAAATCCTTGTTGTTGCAACTTGTGGAAAGCGAAAAATTTATTTCTTTTAAAACAGCAGACATGTCTTCTTGAAGTTTTTTATTTGCACTGCTAAATCCAAAACCACCTTTCCCTTTCCCCGAACCATTTCCAATCATATAACCAAGTAATCTGGCTATTGAATTGTTAACTACTTTAGGTAGCTTTATGGTTTTTGTATTTTTTCTTTTAAGCTGATTAAACTTAGGGATTTTCCATTGTTTTTTTGGAAAAGAACCCATTCCCCTCGCAATACAAACGTAATCTCCAATCCTAACGTCTTGTAATTTTTTAAAAGATACTGAAGCGTCTTTATTCAAGCACAAAATTGGGTGTTTTGTAGTACCTTCCAATTCTAATCCTAAACTATTTTTTATTTTTATTGTGTGATTAATTTTTTGTTCAAAATAATGGGTACTCTTTGAAATTCCTTCTTTAGAAGAAAGATAAACTTCTTGTTGTGTGTATCCCTCATTATTTTCTCCTTTTGAAAAATCGGATATACAAGATAATTTATTGTTGGCATAAATTAAAGTATCTCCGGTTATACATTTTCCAGAACCAGAGGGACCGAATACCTCTACAAGAATACCTCCCGGTATCCCTCCTCCCCTGATTCTATTGCCTGAAATCTCAAGGTCAAGAAGGGTGGAGCCTGTAGAAACTACAAGCTCCATATTCCCTTCAAACGGTTTATAAGAGATATCGTCAATCAAAGACTCTCCTGCATTGTCTTCTGCTTCTTTTACAAGCTCTGCTGTCTCTTTTCGTTTCTTCAACTTGAGAGCCATCAGCTTTTACCTCCCAGGGCGTTTGCGGATTCCTGACTTCTTAGGAGGTTCTTCCTTCTTCTTCTCAACTTTCTTTTCTACAGGCTTCTCCTTCTTTTTGATTGCGAGCTTCTCCTTCTTCTTTTCATCATTCTTTGCCCTGCATTCATCTCTCAGATCACAATCATCGCAGTTTTCATACCTGTCAAAATCAACTGCAAAGATTGCACCGACAGGACACTCACCTTCTTCAGAAGATTCTTCCTCACCGCCTTTTTCCTCTCCTTCTTCCGAACCTTCTTCTCCTTCCTCGCCCTCTTCCTTTTCCTCTTCTCCGCCTTCTTCTTCGGAACTCTCTTCTCCTTCTTCTGATCCTTCCTCAGAAGATTCTTCTCCTTCCTCACCACTCGAAAGGTCTTCAGGATCACTTACATCTTCAGGCTGTTCCTCTCCTTCTTCTTTCTCTGCGCCTTCTGCATTCAAAGACTTTGCAACCTCATCATAGGTAGGAATATGCAGATAATTCTCGATGCAGAAAGCTGCACTCAAAAGTTCATCAGTGACCTTCTCTTCCTCTTCCTCACGGGCAGGAAACTGGAAAGAAGTAAATTCCGTCTTCAGTCCCTTCCCCTTCTTCTTGAAATAAACCTTTGTTCCTTCATCAGGATCAGAGAAAGGAACGAAACCGCCTTTCTTAGGCAAGGTAGCCTGTTCAATCAAAGGCTTTTCAAAGAGATACTGAGAAGTCTCAAAGACCTGAACACCCTTTTTGATGTCTTTTGGAGAATCAAGGCAGACAATGTTGTAAATGACTCGCTTAGAAGGTTTCAAGGAACGGAGCAATTCCTCATCTTCACAATCTTCTTTGATGAGTTTTTCCCTGAGATCGCATACAGGGCAAGCTTTACCGTAGCTTTTGCTCAAACAGATGTAATTGTCGTTTGCAGGTCCGATCTGCCTGTGAACAAAGAGTTCCAGATTGTAGACAGGTTCCCCTTCCTTCACATTCGGATTGTTCTTTCCTGCAAGATACGGAATGATGTTAATCTCATGTTCATCTTCAGATGCTTGCCACTGCTTGTCTCTAGGCAAAGTGCTTTTGAAGATCGATTTAAACATCCCTGAATCGTCTTTACGTTCATTCGATTCCTTTTGCCTCTGAGCAAGTGCTTCCTTCCATTTCCTCTTGTTAAGTGGGCTTTTCATTCTTTTCCTCCTCTGATTTGCGGAATTCTTTTTTTGCTTCCCAATAACTTCTAAACAATGCTGAGAAAATCAATCTTGGTACAATGTAACACAAAAACAACACGATCGGCACAACTGCTAGTGTAATAAACCAATGTTCAAAAAAGATGTTCATACTTTTTTCCTTAGAATCAGCTTTTTGCTTTCATGCAATTTCTCTTTCATTGCCTCCTTGCCTCTTTCGACCGCTGATTGTTTGAATTTCTCCCCTGCTGTTGCTGAGAAGTAATTGCCTGAGTAAAGATCAGAAAGAATCCGCAATGCCCTGCCTCTATGTTCTGCTGCCTCTTTCATTGACTGCAAGACATTGACGTTATATTGCGCTTGAATGACTGCCTTAGATGCTTTCCTGTATTCTTCATTAAGCAAAAGATTCTCCTGAACTGCCTTGTCTGTCACCTTTTCTATACCATACTTTTCAGGATTTTCTCTGATTGCTTTTGATACTCTAGCAGTTACTACTTCAAGAGATTCCTTTGCCTTATCCCTTTCAAGAGAAGCCTTTGCCCAATTCTCGGAACATTCCCTGTAAATATCAGGCTGTTCAATCGCATTATCGTCAAGGCTATATTTGTCAAGTTTCATTCTTTCTGACAGGGATTTTTCAGACATTGTTTCCTCTCTTTTTTCTATTATATCATAGATTTAGTGATTCCGTTAAACTTTGCAAGCATAGTAGATTGATTGCACCATCCCTCCTTTCCCGCTATAGAACCAACTGTCTGTAAAACATCCTAGCATTTCAGCTACTTTGTCGTTTCCTTTACTGTTGAGAAGTACCTTAGAAAGATATCCTAGAATCATCCTTCTGACTGCTTCCGGTTCCTCCTCTATAGATGCAAGAATCTTCCTGATCTTGTCCCATTTCCCTGTATCATTACTTACCAAAATCCTACAGATTTCAATAGTCTCATATCCTTCATTCTCAAAACAATCGACTGCGGTTAAAGCTTCAGTTTCATCTTCAATATCAATTACTTGGTCAAGAAGGACAAGAGCCTGTCTAGGACAACCTTCAGAAAGATCGGTGATTTTGCTCAGTACCTTCTCAGAAAAATCTTCAACCTTCTCTGACTCTAAGACTGATCTCAATAGCTTTTTCATTTCAGAAGGTTTGAGAAGTTTCACCTGATAGGATGAACAACGGTTTCTAAGGGTGTCTAGCATCTGTTCAGGATTTGTGGTACAGAAAATGAAGTAAGCATGAGAAGGCGTGTCTTCTGTAAGCTTTAGCAGACTGCCTTGTGCATCTTTGGTAAACCTGTGACTTTCATCAAAGATATAGACTTTTGCATTTCCTGTCATAGGAGCATAACGAGAATTCTGGTCTATATCTCTTACAGTGTCTACACCTCTCATATTACCGATGTTGTATTCAAAGATGTCTGATTCAGAGCAACCTAGTTCCCTAGCAAGGATTCTTCCTAGAGTTGTTTTTCCGCAACCGGAGGGTCCGAAGAAAAGAAAGGCATGAGGCTTGTCTTTCCTTTCAATGATCGATTGCAGACTGATCTTGATTGATTCGTTTCCTATGAATTCATTTAAATTCTTAGGACGATACATGATATGAAGAGGCACAACACATATTCCTTTCTGTTTTGTAATGATGTTCAGGAAGAAAACGTCCAAAATTTTCTTTTTCAAAAGATATCCTTTTTTGAATTGCTTCTTCTTTAGTAGAAAAATAACCTAAAAAATAATTCTTTCCGTTGATTATTCCTGCCGCTGTCCATTTGTCTTTGTTTTTATTTCTTCTTACACCGGGATAAGGAGTTGTTCTTCCTTTGGGTTTTGCTTTTAGTTGGTTTTGGGAAGGGGTACATATTTGTAAATTATTTTTACGATTATCCCATTTAATCCCGTTTATATGATCAACTTGTGTTTCATGAGAAGGAGATATGTTCATTATTAAATGATGAAGGTAAACAAATTTTCCTTCTTTTTTTGTTTGTGCATAATTATAAAATGTCCAATTTTTATATTGTGATACTTTCAAAAAATCTTCAGTATCTAGCAATATTATTATAGGTTTTTTTCCTTCTTTTGTTGTGTTGATTTCTAAATAGGTAATATCCCCCCTTGAAAAATATTTGTTCTTTACCTTTTTTTGTTTGCACAATAAAGGATTTCCTGTTTGTCTGTAATTGTAATAGTGTTTACCGCAATAACCTGAAGCAAATATTATCTTATTACAGGAAGATATTTTGCATATTTTCCCTGCTTTCTCCTTTCTTTGTTTCTCGTAATGGTAAGAGCAAAGGTCTTTGCATCTTGTTTTATTAGTACATCCTTTTATTTTACAATTACCAAGCGGCATTTCCTTCTCCTTCCTCAGATTGAATAGCTATGCTTTCTTCTCTTCTTCAGGCAAGGACTCGATCTTATCCATATCCTCCCACAGGAACTCAGTATCCATCATGTCTTTACCACTGATCTGATAAGGCTGATTGTTGATTTTCTTCTCATACCTGTGAAATTCTACAATAGAAACAGGCATGATTTCAAGCTCAATCTCCTGAGAAACAAAATCTTCAATTTCCTTAGTAAATTCATCAACCTTCTCAGGAGGAATCGTCATTTGCTTTGTCTTTTCATCAAGTACACCATACTTCATGAAGAGCTTCTGTCTCTCATTCTGAAAGTCCTTCACGATAGATTCCATCTTCCTTGCATTCTTTCCTATGCGATAGGTAATCTTGATAGGAATACGACCTTCAACGACTGCAAGCTTCTGAACTGTGTTAAACTTCTCTACCACTTCCTTGATTGTCATCTTTACCATTGTAATACCCTCCTTCGCTCTTTTTAGTTTTTCAGAATAGAAATCTATTACTTTGTCATCCATGTTGAATTCCTCTCTTTGTATACCACGGTTTGTCTACTTCTGTTGCCTCCCATTCAAGTTGCAAGGGAACGATAAGAAAAGGAAACGCTTCTTTGATTGCTTTTGTAGCATAGTATTCTGTAATGTCAATAACATCTTTTTGTTCTTCAGGGTCATTGTCAAAGATGCAGCTATCATGAATCTGCCCTACAATCTTCGTTCTAAATCCGTTTTCTGCAAGATGCTTGTCAATCTGAATGATACTCCATAACAAACAATGAAATGCTACTCCCTGCACCCTCCAGTTAATCAGGTCATTTCTACTGAGATATCCCTCCTCTCTAAATCCTGTGAACATCTCAAAGTAACCTTTTTCAACATATTTTTCAATAACCTTCTCCTGCCATTGCTTAGTCACTTTGAATTTCTTCCAGAATTTTTCTTCTACTGTTTTCACATGATCTATGAAGAAATCAATAGGCATTTTAGAAGCACTTCTTTTAATAATTCCTTTTTCATAAAGATGTTCCTTGATTGTCTTGCCTGATTTCGTCTTCAGATTGATAGCATTTTTCCATAAAGCACTTCCTGTATTTTTGTAGTATGAACCGTAGAATGAAGCAAATACAAAGGAGTTCTTTGCATGAAAACGAATATCCTTTGTGATTTCTTCTTCAGGTAAGGCAAACAATTTCATTGCCTGATCTCTATGCATATCAGTAGACGGATCATTTATATAATTGATCAATACAGGGTCTTTGGTGTAACAAGCAATTATTCTTACTTCAAGAGATGCATAATCAAATTCAAGGAGTTTAAATCCTTTAGAAGGCATGATCCCTGATCGTGTTATCTTTGTTGCTTCTTTATCATGTGCTGGAATATTTTGCCAGTTAGGTTTTTCAGAGCTTGAGCGGTATGTGCTGACTGTATTCAAATGACAAAAAGGATGAATCCTTTCATCGTCTTCGATTTCCCTTAGAAACTGAGCGACATAAGTATTCCGTGTTTTCAATGATTTTCTGAGGATCAAAATATCCTTTGAAATAGGACTGTCTATTGCAGAAAGAACATCTTTATCAACAGCTTCTTCATTTCCTTTCTCAGTCATCTTAGGAGCTTTCAATCCCATTTGAACAAAGAAGAGTTTCCTGATATTATCACCCGACTCAAAGTTGATCGGTTTCTTGTTCTTTTTGTTGTACTCTATAATTTCCTTATATTTTTCAAGTCTTTCAGTTGTTGTTTTTATTTTCTCATGTTCTTCTAGAAATACTTTGGAATAGTATTTCTTATCTGCTTTAATACCGACTTCTTCGATGTTTGCTAATGTTTCTAACCCCTCAAGGTTAAACCTTCTTGCCCTTTCTAGTGAAGGATTTTTCTCAAACACAGGCAGTTGCTTTTTCAGCAACTTATAGTTCATCAGTGAATCCATTGCAGAATAGAGAAGCATCTTCTGCGGATCAGCTTTCATGACCTTATTAAAACCGTGTTCATCAGTGTTTGTGAGAAAAGATTTCACTGATTTATCATAAGGTTCTATCCCAAAATGTATGAACGATTGAAACTTCAAACCTGAGAAATGTTTCCGTGAATCGATGATATGAGCATTATTCATTGTGCAATGAGTTAGCCCTACAGGATCGACTTTCAAAATAACCCTGCTCCAGATTTTTTCAAACTTCAAATTGTGCGCTGCTTTTTGTATTGCAGGATCAATCAAAATCGAACACCATAAATCTGTTATCTTGTTATATTCAGATTCTTTGTAACGGAAACTATCATGTTGATAGAAGAATGAAAAAGCATAATCTTCAGAATCACAGGCAGAGATATAAGGGATTTTATGTCCTTTGCTATAGGGCTTCAATCCTGTTGTTTCATAGTCAAATGCTAGATATTCCGGTTTTTCCTCAAGGATAATTTCCAGCATTGAAATAACATCGTCTGCTTTTGTAAGCAAATGACAGTAGGAAAAGAAATCTTCCTTTTCTATAGCTTCTTTATTCAGACAGGAAATAGCAAAATCTAAATCCATATCGAATATAGCATTCCTGACAGGTTCCCCTTCTGCTCTGAGAATATAGGAGGGATGGTACATAGGAATTACATATGCGCCGATTTTCCTATCAGGTATACAAAGTTTTCTCCATACACCTGCTTCAAGATGAGAAAACCTGCCTGTATATAAAGATTCGATTGCAGATTTCCCGAATAACCAGATGAATTTAGGTTTCAGTTCATCGATTGCTTTATCTACATAGTATTTGCAGTTTTTGATTTCTGATTTTGTCGGTGTTCTGTTATTTCCCTTTGAATCAGTTGTGCGACAATTTACGGCATTGATTTTCCAAAAATCCTTGTCTAAACTCAATCCCTTTTTCTTCAATCTTTTTCTCAAGAGATTACCGGCATCTCCTACAAATTGTTCGTTTTGAATATCTTCTGTTTTTCCTGGTGCTTCTCCAATGATAAGAACCTTTAGTCTGCCTTCCCCTGTATATTTCATCTTAGGAGATTTGACTTCCTTATACAAACCGCATTTTGCACAAGGAGAGGCAGTCAGATTTTTTCCTACTCCTGCTTCATTTAATTCATCAGGAGTGAAGAATCCTTTTCGTATAACAGACATTTTTATTCCTCCCCAGGAAGAATATAAAAATGCCTGAAATTGTCAGTCTCAAACAAAACTCTATCCTTTCCGAAAATCATCTTCGTAGATTTCTCAAGTATCTGATTCAAGAAGATAGGATTGATATAGAAAGAAATTGGTTTGCCTTTATAAGCATAGTCAAGTTTCTTCTCAATCCATCCTACTTCCTTTTGTGCCTTGCAAATGATTTTTCCTTTTTCGATTTTGACCTGAATGATCTTGTTGATTGTCGTATCACCTTCAGCGATAAATTCAATCGACTTCAACACATTTCGTAAATTCCCAGGCAAATTTATGACTTCTCCTTTAACATCGAAGACCTTCCTGACATTCCTGTAATTGCCTGTGATCCGCTTAACTGAGAAGGAAAGTCCATCGTCATTCTGGAAATAAATCCAGTTGTCGGTTACGCAAATTTTGGACAGATCAGTGTAATCCAAAAGCTGCTCCGCATCCCTAGCAGGAATAAGAAATGGTGTAACTGATTTGCTCATTGTATACCGGCTTGCCCTGATTGAGTCTGTAGAAATAATATCTTTTCCATCAACTGAAATGCAAGCTAAAACCCCCATCGACAAATCCCTTGCTGCTGAGAAAACACAAAGTTCTATGCCCTTCAGGAAATCGTCAGGCAGTTTATTCCATTTGCCCTCCTTCATTTCCTTCTGTAGTAGAGCGACTTCATTTTCAACCTTGCTCTTATCGTCTACAATAGTAGACATTCCCGCTCTTGTATTTGCTGTTTCTATCGTGATCTTTTCTTCCTCAAGGGAAAGAGTAAGATCATCCTCTTCAATTCCTGAGATGATCTTAAAGAATTCATCTGCTTTAACCGAAAATGTCATGCCTGTATCGAAGGGGAGAATTACTGCAATCTGATCACTAAAGGATGCAAGCACTTTGTTCAAAAACATGAAATGACTAGTCTGTTCTACGATAGCTTTCTTTGCAATTCCCGGTTTAACTTTTGACAGTTCGCTTAACAAGAACTCTTTTGTTATTTCTACCTGTTCCATTATTGATCTCCTTTTTCTTTAATATTGATTTTTTCCTTTTATGCACATTAATCCCAACAACAGCTTCCTTTTTGTAGAAAAAGGTTACAA